GATCGTCCAGAGCTTTACCCCGGTCCCGGACGGCGAAATCTCGGCATACGCCACGCCAGCAAATCGATCCATGATCTCGATCGCCCATCCCGACCAGTCGCCACCGTCGTTGATGCAGTCGTCGAGATCAATACCGCATAGCGGATCGTTCGCCGTGAACACAAACCCGATCTTCTCAAAGTCGCAGACTTCGGAATACTCGCACCAGTTGGCCGGATCCTGCCACCGGCAGTTCGGTCTTTTCTGGCCTTCGACGATGCGCCAAGTAATCCACTGCGTTCGTCGAGTAAGCGAGTCTGGTACATCCATGATAGTCTCGTTATTTGTTGATCACGCCCAGTCTCAAATGACACGCTAGGCAACGCCTCGCCGTCAGCTTCACCCCACAATGCGGACATCGACTGCGAGCCCGCATCTCCGTTTCACCTTGGATCTGGCGAACCGTCCGGTCCCAAACGCTCTTCCAGTATCGTTCGCCCTTCTCCATCCAGCACTTTGACTTGCGTCGTTTTCCCCACCAGTGACCCCACAATCGATGCATCGCATGTCCAATATCCTCCGAGCAGTATTTCAGGTTCCACGCAATCTCCTTTTGCGTCAGTGCATCGATCTCTAGTTCTTCCGTGTCCATCGCGCGGTTCCTAAAACGGCAGTTCCTCAACAACTTGTCCTTCTTCCAGTCCAACCGGCAGCTCCTCAATCTCCCTGGCCACAACCTTTTGGAAGCGACCTTCTCGGATCGTTGTCAACGATCTCGGAATCGCAATCCAACCTCGCCGAAACAAGTCAACCGCTTCGTCGATTGAATCGGGACATGGCAGCGAGCAATGATCACGCCACCACGATTCCGCCTTGCTCCGTGCGTATCCAGTGTGCTCCAGGCATATCCATTCACTGACGCCGTAGGGCATGTTCCCTTCGTGCTGGAGGGCGTAAGTAATCCGCAGGCTTGGGATCTTGCCTTCCTTCTCGTGCCTGCTTGCCAACGCGCCGTCAACCATCCATGTCTCTGGCTCGTTGCTTGAGAGCAGCTCGGCCTCGGTGTCTGCTTCCTGCTGGTGGTTGGGCTCGCGATGCGGGATCACGAACCCGCATTCACACTGCCTCTCTCGCTTGGGAATGATCCCCGCACAATTTGGACATTCGCGTCCTTCGGCTATCTCAGACGGATCCCGCTGCTTGCCCGACCTCTGACGCGGTTTGCCAAAGTCGATCGCGTCGATCGAGCCGTGCCGCTTCAAGTTCTCGCCAAAGTCCAAGACCAGGCAGTCCCGCTTGCTTTCATGGACTCGCAACCCCCGGCCCACGATCTGCGCGAACAGGCCCGGCGAAGCGGTCGCTCGCAAGATTGCGATCGCGTCCACGTTGGGAGCATCGAACCCAGTCGTCAGTACATCGACATTGACCAACCACCGGACTCGTCCCTCTCGAAAATCTTTGAGGATCGCCGCTCGCTCCAGCGGCAGCGTTCCACCCTCGACCATCGCCACCCGCTCATCGGTCAAGCTCTCCAGCGTACTAACCACGCTGCTTGCATGCCGTAGCGAGGTACAAAACACCATCACGCTGTGACGATCGGAGGTACTTTGTACCAACTCCCTGCACGCTTCTGCGACCTGCGAGCCACCGAACAAGCTTTCGAGCTCTCTAGTGATGAACTCACCGTACCGAAGATGCAGACCCGAAGTGTCAAATTGCGTGCTGCTCGGCTGATTGGTGACGCGACACAGGAACCCCTCTTCGATCAATTGCTTGATGTCCGCGTTGTAGCAGATGCTTTGAAACATCCCGTCAGGCCGGCACAGCGCACCCTCACCAGTCCGAAACGGAGTTGCCGTCAAGCCAATCACCCGAGCCTGCGGATTAACGATCCGCATATCGTTCAGAAACTTCTGATACATCCCCTCGTCGTCGGTCGGCACCAGGTGCGATTCGTCGATCAAGATCAAGTGACGCCGATCAAATAGGGTCGCCTTGTTGTAGACCGACTGGATCCCGCACAGGACAACATCCTCATCGGTCGCGTACCGCCTCAATCCTGCCGAGTACTCACCTACCGGAATATCGAGCAGCCTGCGGACCTTGTCCGCGTTCTGCTCGATCAGTTCCTTGCGGTGCTGCAAAATCAGGACGCGACCTGCGTAGTCCTTGACTGCTCGCCTGGCCAGTTCTGCAATGACCAGACTCTTGCCGGACCCTGTCGGCAAACAGATCACCGGATTGCCGGCCTGGTTGCACAGGTATTCATAAGCAGCATCGACCGCTTCATGTTGATACCATCGCAGATCCATCTATCGAGCTTCCGTGGTGTGTCTGTTCTTTGAGTCGAAAACTAAGTTTTCAGTTTGGTATCAATCCAATCGCGAACGACAACCAACTCGTGCGGCTGTAGTTCATCAACGAGGCGTCGCATTACGTCCAACCTTGACTTCGTTGTCGCGATCGTCGTTTTGCCTTTTGTCTCCTTGACTTTTTCTCGAACCCAGGAACGCGGCTTTCCTTCTCGCTCAGCCTGGTCAAGAATCACGTCTTGCTTCTCTTTGTCGAGACCTTGGGCTGCTTCATGATGCGACCACGAAATGTCCCGCCGGCGGGACAATATGAATTCGCTTGCTACACTGGCTGCATTACGCAACGTCTGGTAGCTCTTATCCGTCAGCGCTAACGCCTGCTCGTACGTCTGACCGTATTTCTTTTCTCCGTAGTTGATCCAGTCTCCGACCCACCATTGCCAAGCTGCCTCAACCTTGAACAGTTCTGCACCAACGGACTCCCACTCCTCGTAGCTAAGCTCCCTGCCTATTGACAGCGAGTTTCGAGTGATAGTCACGCCCAAAGCGTTTATCGTGTTCGACGATGAGCCTACCAATCCACTCGAAAGCTGCGGGGACGACAGCGTTTCCAACGGCCTCGGCCCGAGGTCCGTATAATTCTCTGGAAACCCCATCATCCACTCCAATAAAGTGATCGGCGGTCTGTACCCGAATTGCAGCGCGTTCTTTTCCACCTGCTCCGAATACCTCAGCCTCCCTGTCTGAGATAAGCCCCAACCCCTCGCGTTCACTCCAAACGATCTCGTCGGGGTAGGCAACAATGCAGATTCGTTCTCGACGATGCGGCAACGCAAAATCGGACGCGAAAAAAGTTTGCCATTCCGCACTATACCCGATGCCGGCCAAGTCCCCGAGAACTCGGTCGATTCCCCTTCTAAGGAGAGCTGAGACGTTTTCCACGACAACGTATTTGGGTCGTATCTGCCTAACGATCCGGAAGTACTCTGTCCAAAGTCCACTGCGCTCACCATCTAATCCCTTCCCGCTTCCAGCTAAACTGATGTCCTGACATGGAAAACCGCCGCAGACAACGTCCACTCTGTCTTTCAATTGCGGATCGAACTCTCTAACGTCGCGAAACCTTTTCGTCTTAGGCCAGTGTTTTTCCAACACCGCTACCGCGAATGGGTTTATTTCGACTTGCCATTTGCATTTCATTCCTGCACGCTCGAAACCAAGATCGAAACCGCCAATCCCTGCAAACAGACTTCCAAAGGTTAAAGCCACCTTCTGACCCCCTCTGGTGCAGCGGATGGAACTCTTGGACCTCGCACGCTAACGCTTGCGTGACAATCATTGCACAGCGGAACCAAATACCTAAACTCATCAGCCTCGCCGATTCTTCCATAATCGCTATGGTGCATAACCTCGTAAGAATGCCTAGCGTTTACGCTACAGTGCAATTCGCTCATATATTCACGCCAATACACTTCTGCCGAACGCTTCATCTCTGCGCAACGGTCAGTCTTGTTGTAAAGGACGTACCACTGAGGATGCGATCTCGCTCTAGTGTTGACAGTATTGCAACAAGAGTCTTTTGATCTTGTCAGTCGAGCGATCGTCTCAAATGACCCAACCTCTTCAAGCCACGCAATAGTCCGAACCTTCGCCTCATCAATCGAACCAAATCGCGTTTTCAGCATTGGTCCTAAAAAGTTTTGCGTTGCCTCATGCGTTAAGAATGCAATGTAGCGATGCATATCGTTTGTTTCATTCGGAAACGTCTGCTCCGCAAACCTTACTAATTCTGAAAGGTTGCAGCTCGCCACAATGACTGGCGACTCGTCAAAAAATGTGTGTTGTAAAAAATGCTCACTCCAAAACATTGGTCGAACTCCTAAAATTATTGATCATTCTCAACTCCCATCCGGTTTGACCTTTACCGCAACACCCAATCGATCGCGCGGGATTCGAACCCGCTAACAGCCCTTTGTCGCCGACCGACACAACCAAGCAGGTCGCACGCCTTACTTTCCCCAGGGAGCCTTGCCTGCCGTGGCATAACTTGCGACAACGTCCGCTGTAGCCAGCGCTCGATTGTTTGGTGCCACAGATTGCGGCACTGGCTGCGCCGCGCGAGGCTTAAAAGACTTGATGCGATTCTCCATCTCGCTAGTGTCTTCTCGCTTGCGAACACCGACCGAGATCCGCAGCGGCTTCATGTGCAGTTCGCTTGAATCCTGCGGCTCCAGCACGTTGACCGCTCGACAAATCGAACTCAAAGTGGACGCTGCAATTTGCACCGCCGTCGCGTTCGGGTTGTTCAAGTTCAGCTTCTCGAACAGCCTGCGATTTTGGTACTGTCCACTCAAGATCTGGATCTCCAGATTTAGGTAGCTTCCGTTCCCGCTCTTCGTCTGCTTCATCTCCGAGGCGACGATACACGCCTCATATTCGCCGGCAGGCATGACATCCATGCCAACGTTCGGCTCAAATTCCATTGCGTTAAAACCAGCTAGATTTCCCATGTTTCAAACCTCTCCAAAAAACTAAAAACGATTCTCAACCTCAACCATCGCATTCGATTTGCTCGAACCGTCACGCACGATTCCAGCAATGTTTCCTTTGGCCGGCTTGACCTGCACAACTTCCGCAGCCGCTGGCCGACTACCTCGAAACTGGACCGGCGGCAGATACTGAGTGATCGCCGCAAACGTCGGAGGCAGCTCGTCCGGCATGCCCAGCCGGTTCTTCGCCTCATGTGCTGCCGACTTGGTGCAGGCCATGAAGCGATCTTTGCCGCCGATGGCAACCGCTCGCTTGGCACCAAACCCTTCTTCCTTGGTGATCGTGTTCGTGCGATACCGCAGAAATAGCACTTCGTCGCACCATTCGGTAACGCAACCCGATCCCTTTACATGCAGCGACGGGCGCCAGTAGTTGTACGAATCACCTTCGGGGTTGATGAACTTTTCGATCATCTCGTGGCAAGTAAAAACCACATGCCGGCCTTGCTGCCAAAGAAACGCAAACCCGTCAAAGAGACTCTTCCATTTCAGTTCGACCGACTGGTAGCCTTTGCCGTACCCAATATCGTCAATCGTCTTCTTGTTGGCCTCCGCTGCGACCTCCGCAAAAATCAGTTTCTCCAACCAGTCAGCGGTATCGACGACGACCGTCTCGTAGTCGGTCTCGACCAAGTGCATCAGCCACCCGTAGAACTCACCGACCGACCGGATAACGTCGGTCGAATCGCAGTCCAGATCGCCAACGCCATCTTCCAAATTCAAAAAAATCGGCTTAGGAAATTGAGCCGCCAGCGTACTCTTCCCAATCCCGTTCTCGCCGTAAATCAATACCCGCCTCGCACGCGGTACTTTACCTTTATTAATCTTCACTTCTTGCTCCTAAAACAACACACACACGCACACACAAAACGAGGGGCAGGAGTTGAACCTGCAACGCGGACATAGGGAGCAACCGCTGTTTTGCCTGGATTAAACTACCCTCGTAGCCACTACAGCAAACCGAAGATCCATGTCGCCAACGTCAGAATCACGCACCACACAATCAATCCTGACACAGCAAACTGAACAATCGGAATGTCTGCAAATTCATCGTCATTCATAACGGTCCTGCCGGCATCTCAGCCCAATGCGTGACGCCTTCCATCTCTGCGTTGTGAATGGAAAACCAAATACCGGCTTCGTCGTCCCAGTAACCTGGAAACGTCGGATCTGACCTATCCGCAGACTTGACCATGACTGTCACGCTCGCATCTGGTAGCGATCGCTCGACCGAGTACCAGACAATCGATTCCGCAACTCCATCAATTGATACTTCGCTCACGTCGAGGCTCCTTCTCGATTAGCAATACCTTGGCGAACCTCTTCGATCGTCGGCAACCCTATCGCGGACTCGTAGTTGTCGATGACTAGATACGCCTGCGAGATCCACCCCTTCGGAATCCCTCGCAGGTCAACCCGCGAATTCGACGATCCTGGATCGTGCGTGCAGCCGAGCAGCAACCGCATGCAGTGCAGCAACTCTGATGCGTACTTCGCATGATCCACCTGTGCAGTCCCTTCGGTCTGCTCAAGCTCCGATCGCAGAACCAGCACATCGCGAGGAGCTTCGATCCCCAGCTTCGCCCGCTTGCCAGCCACGCCCAACAACCGGACACACACGTCCGGCCCGATCTTTACCGACTCATCCACATCGCGCATCACGACCAACATCAACCAGCTCCTTATGGCAACGTTTTCAAATAGCCCGCTGGCAACGTTGCCAGCGGGCTCGGTAGCCCGGCCAGGACTACTTGTTCACGCACTCTCCGAATCCATCGCGAAAACGGAGATCTTGTCTCGCTTGATTTCCAATTGCGTTCCGACTGGCAAAACCAACCCCCGCCGGATCGCCGCTTGCTCAAATTCCAATTGAGCGACCTTCGTCTTGATGCGTCCCAGTCGGTAGTAGAACTCGTTCTTGTGCTTGGTACACAAGCCACGTCCAACCGCCTGGCAGTCGCACCCCTGAATTACGCACAGCCCATTCGCTGCACGCTCCTTCGTTCGTTTTGGGATCCGACTCTTGCCCATCGACAACGCCTCGATCAACAGTTCTTTGGCCATGCGACTCATGCTTCACCTCCTAGGACAGAACAAAACCATCCATGGATGTGCAAACAGTATCGCCAATGCAAACAACGTGTCAACAGAGTTTCATCAAGTTTTTTGCGTTATTGACGTTTCAGACAAAACGTAACGCAAACCCTGTAAACAACTTGCGTAATCCAAAGAAACCTGGAAAACTTTTTTGATGACCAAAACATCGAGTTGCATCTTCTGTGATAAACCAGCACGTTCGCGAGGCTTGTGCCAAACGCACTTTGCTCAATTTAACCGCGTAAAACACAAGCTAGACGCAGAGCACGCCGCAGAATTCGACGCGCAGAGTGTTGCCGCAGGCTTGATCCATCCGGTCGCCGTCCGCGTATCGACGAACCCATTCGCTGAGTTAGCCGATCAACTGGAAAAGCAACGCAAACAAGACGCGGACGACGACAACGCAATCAACGTAAACGAAAAGCGACTAGCTGAAATTCGAGCCGCTGCCGGCAGCAACCAGAATCAGCCGACTGTCCCGATCACGCCACCGTCCAAAAAGCCGCGCCGCACGCCTTGGACAAAGTGACGACCAGCCAAGAAACGTTTCACCCGTTACCAAATCTACAACCCAGACATCCCACATAGCGCATCACTCCAATCTGCTATAGCCTTTCTTTTCTGTTAAGGTAGACGGTTGATGGACACCTTTGGTCATGCGTATTTAGACAGCCATCACTACGGCTTGGTCGCTGCTTGTGTGCTTGCTGTTTTTGTTGGCTGGTCGCTTGACCGCTTGACATCTGCAAAGTGATCTCGCATACTTTGGAAACACTCCTTCGGTAGCCCGGCCAGGTTTTCGACCGAGGGGAGAACCATGTCAGACATCTTGACCATACAGGAAGTCGCTAACCGACTTCGCTGTTCTGTGTCCACCGTGCGACAGCACATCGCTACAGGTCGCCTGTCTGCAATCAATCTTGGCACCGCGAGCCACAAGCACTACCGCGTTAGCGAATCATCGCTAGCGGAATTCCTGGACTCGCCATGCGAACCAGCCGCAGCTCTTCCTCGTCGCACCGTTGAACCAATCACAACCACTCGTTTCATGAAGCGATTGGGGTAAGTACGAATGAGCAAGTCAGGCCATACTAGACACGGATCGGCGGCGTGGTGGGAACACGCTGGATTGCTCGGTGACCTTGATAGTCCGAGCGAAGAAAGGCGGGTGGCAAGCACTGACAGCCAGAGCAGGTTCAAATCCTGTCCGATCCATTGAGTTTTTTCGACACGTTTTTGGAACGTGTCGATTCGTTCGACATGAAGCAAAAGAGGAAGAAAGGAAGATCATGGGTTGGATTTCGATTGCCGAGCGACTGCCACCACTTTACGAGCCTGTTCCGTTCTGTTGCCTCATCGATGGCGAGTTTACAGGCGTTAGGTTCGGCAGATACACGGGTGAGAAAACACTCGGGGCAGCGGTCGCAATGGAGATTGAGGATTCGGTGGAGACGGATTGGTATCCGTGCTCGCACTGGTACGAGCTTCCTCCGGTCTTAGAACCACCGAAGGCATAACCCCGACCCATCACCCAGCGGCGGGGTGATGGTTTCCAAGATAGAGCACTCAATCGCCGCTTGGGTGCATGGGTTTGTT